TCTCGAGCGATAGCTTGTCGAATCCCTCGACCTCACTGTGTGCCACTTAGGCTGAATTAGATGACTAACAGGACACGTACCAGAGAAATTCCTCTTGGTCCCGGTTACAGTGCTCGAAAGATCACTGTTAACCCCGTCATCGAGACATTTCCTCCTCAAAGTACTTTCCCAAGTACCTCTTGGTGGTCGAGATGTGTCGACGTTTCCGGGTTGCCGAATCAGGATCACCCATTGACCATCACAGAACGTGATGATCGTAAGTGGCCTATTCTCAACGGGTATATTGACCAAGGTGGTGGATCCTATATTGAATATAGGAACTACGATCCTTCGGCCCATATTAACGTGTCTCATCTATCAGCTTCCCCTTTACTCCCTTCGGTTGGAGTTTCGGCTACCCTTCTTCGTGCTAGGAGTAATCCTAGTCGCGAATATGTAAGTATTCCGAACTTTGCCGCTGAGATAAAGGACTTCCCGCAAATGATCAAGCAAATGAAGAGTCTCGGTCCTTTGCTCAGAAACCTTCGTCATAGGAATCATGCTGCACTTGGTGCAGTAGCTTCCCAGTACTTGGGTTATGAGTTTGGATGGAAACCGCTCATTAGCGATCTTTCGCAGATGCTCCAGTTCCAGGTACAGGTCGACAAAAGAATTGTCGAACTGAATCGCCTTTACTCGAGCACCGGATTGAAGCGTCGCCTTAATCTGGTTGATCAGGTTCAAACTTCAGAGACCAACGGAATTGTTGTTGACTCTTCGCTAGGTACTTTCATCAGGGCCAAGAAATCGGTCGTGACTAGGTACAGGCGTTGGGGCACCATTAGATGGCGTCCCACTGAAGTTCCTGCTGATATTGGTCACCAGGCTCTCGGTCGTACAGCTCGGAGACTTGTGTATGGTATGGGCCATCTTGGCCTAGACGCAACGCAAGCTTGGAATGTTCTTCCATTCTCTTGGCTGGCTGACTGGTTCACCAACTTCGGTACGTGGCTTGCCGCGCACCGGAATGATGTTCCGGCCGCTCCTACGGGTCCTTGTAATATTATGACCCTGACGGAGACGTACGAGTCTTGGCAGCGTACTGATAGCAACATTGCTATCACAGGCGCTGAAGGCGTTCGGATCCTGCGTACAAAAGAACGTACGCAGTCATCGGGCACACTGTCGGCTACCTTGCCGTTAGCAACGGCAAGACAACTCTCAATCCTGGCGGCGTTGAATCTTCAGCGCAGAAAGCGCTAAGGGTTCTTTTCCAACAGGAGTAGATAGATGTCTCTAGGCACAACCCTCACGATTACCATGGACGGTTCCGGTGGAACCGCCAAGGTACTTCCATTGATCAACCAAGACAGCTACTCGTCCGAGTATTTCCTGGACGAGGGGCTGGTTACGTACCGTTGTAAGGTGCGTAACAGTAAGGATAACGTCAAGGCCGGGACTCAGCCGTTTGATCGTCACACCGTGACGTTCTCGCGCTTTGTCAAGCCCACTGCCGCTATCCCTCTTGGCAGTCTGACCGAATGTTCGCACGTCTTCCGTGTGGACCCCCTTCTGGGGACCGCGTCTGACATGATCGACCTGTCCGAAGGCCTCAGCTTCTACATGGTAAAAGCTGGTGGCATTGCGGCCAAGTTGCTGAACTGGGAGTCGTAAGGCTAGAATCTAGCCCTTAGGCTCACTATTCAGGTGGCAAGGTTGTGCGTAGCGTAGATTAGTTCCCTCTTCTAACTGAAGGAGAAAACTATGAAAAGCTACGTCATCTACCTACAGGGACTATACGAGGCGATACTGTCTAGTATCGCCGAGTCTGATCCCACTCTCCGACGTGATTGCTTTCGGGATTCTTCTCGCTTGCTCTCACTAATCGAACAGAGAGGTTTACCATTTTTGATGGTTGACCTCCCAGCTATGGGAAAGCACCTTGATAAGTGCCTCTCCATAGGACTCCTAACCTCTGCGGGGGTGGCCGGATTCCGGCCTTACTCGCGTAGGAGCACAATCCCTAGACTATTCAAGGGGATGTGGCTTCGAGTCTTCGATGATGTCGGTGTGCTTAGGGTCGATGCGGATGCCACTTGCATTCGAAACCTCCGTCAACTGCTTTATGCAGCCAAGAAGGTTAAGGTTGCCTGTGACGACTCAAAAACATGGGAACATGTCAATGAGTTCTTCCAAATCGACCGGGAGATTCGATCTCCTTCCCTTAACTGGGATGAAGACGAATTCAG